AAGATGTCACACTCTGAGAGGTACGTTGGCATCATTCCAGGCTTTCCTGTGAGCATTACATAAGGCTCAGCCTTAACCTTCTTCAGAAGGTCATAGAACTTAGGAGGAACCTTGCCTTTAGCCAGCTTGGTCTTACTCTGAATTCTTCCTACTCTGACAGGCCTATTAGGATCACGCTTAACAGAAGTGAAAGGAGGTGTATATATACAAGGGGGTAGTGTGAAAGCATTTCTCATCTTACATTTACGATAGGCCTTCCTGATATAGTCACTTACGAACCAATCTACATCAGCATCGATCATAGGCTTCGTAACGTTATGATGTACTGCTATCACTCTGTAAGAACTCAAGGAGCCGCGTATCTGGTCCCCCTTTGTATTATGCAAGAATATGGCAAATGGGTCTATCTGCTTTACAACCTGCTCTGACAGTATTGGTGGGCCTGCACAGCACATGTATTTTATGCCTTGCTCCCGGAGATAGTCAATATACTCGTATTCTTCTACACTCTTATTCAGAGTTAGCAATATGTGAAAGAACTGTGGGAAGGCCTTTTTAAGGTCCATTACGGTACACTCTATACCGCCCAACCTGCACCAGTTGTTGACATGCAGGATTATGTTATTCATGGTATAGGTAGGTTCCGCAGAACGGACAACCACTACCTACATCAAAGTCACTACGATGGCCATCGAACGATACGGTGTCATCCCAATCATCATCCGTACCGTCATAAGTCACACCAGAGCCATCATAAGCTACAATGCCAGGATGCGATATACCGTCACCCGCTTTGCTGCCTCTTGGGAACTTAGCATCCCTATCAAGATTACAGATAAACCTGCAATTCTTACAACGAACGTGTCTATCATCCTTGTAGGTACCCTTATCAGCATTTAAACCACTATGAACAGCATCAGAAGGAACGTCTCTACTCATTGTTTTCTCCTCAATGCTTCAAGATTAACAGGGGCTTCTGGTTCAAGATGTCTCATTATCTCTTTATATTCACGGATATTGTCCTTATTCCTCTTATCCCAATTCATATGCTTCCGTACTGAGCCTGGATTCCTACCAGGATGATCCATTTCAGCCCTGGTTGGCATACCTTCCTTGATCCTACCTTCAAGCTCCTTAGCCTTCTTGTGAAGATTATCTTTCCTTGCACCGGAAACCTTCGGAGCCCTTCCATCATGAAGCTCTTTATCAAGGTGCTTAATCTCAGCATCCACAGCACCAAGATTGATTTCTCTTGTCCTGCCTGGAGATTCAGCTTCTCTCTTCAGAGCTTCTGCATCCCTCTTCTGGTCTTCCAACCCTTGCCTCTCACTATAACTCAGTATCTTCTTCTTTTTGCCCCTAGTCATCTCTTCCTCCTTATGTTGGGGCGTGAAAGAGAATAACCAAGCCCGCCCCTGTTTGGACCTTTCAGTCCTGTTTTTGTCCAATGCTCTAATCTATGGCAGTTAGGACACAAGACTTTTACATTTCCCTTAGAATAAGAACCTTCAGCAATTCTATGCCTATCACAAGGTCCTTCCCATCCACACTTGCTACATTTCCGAGCAGGGATGATCCGGTAGTAAGAAGATACATACCCACTACCGGTTTTCATCCCATGTTTTTTCTTATGATGCGTAGAGCAGAGCTTCCACCAAATCCGACTTCCATTCTTAGTACGCTTACCCCAGCTTACTAAGCTAGCACAGCCTTTTACACTGCAAGTCGTTCTTGGCTTTTCCACAAGCCCTCCTCCCCAAGCTTTGTTAGTTACGTGTTATCATCAACAGCAGGCAACAACAGACCTGACTTATCAGCAACAGATATCTGATAATTCTCTACACAACCAGCACCAGAAACATCAAACGGTGTAGCTGCATCTGCATCAGCAGCGAATATGGCGTTATAAGCCACCATACCGGAGTTATCTGACTGGTCACTATCTATAAATGTAATGCCTGATGTATTGGCATTACAGATATAGTTATGAGTGACAAGACAGTTGGTCAAGCTCTTGCCAGTAATCTCAAGCACAGGTTCATTAGCAGCTTCAGTAGTCCTATTGATATGGCAATTCTGCATTACCAAACCATCAATATCACCACCAGTAGCGTTTAAGAACCCATCGTTTGCAGCGTCACCCTGAAATGTCTTACAGTTTATAATCTTCAGGTCGTCACAGGTGTTATCCCCACCTGAAACTATGACATCCACAAAACACAACGCAGAACCCTCTCTCCATATAACCCCATCCAAACACACACCCAGTGCATCAAGATCAATACTCGCTGTAACATCAGCAGTGTTTGACTGAATCTCTATGTTGCGGATAGTCACGTCAGCACCAGTAATGTTAATGTCAGCAGCATCAGCTGTGTGTATGAGAGTAGGTATATTCTGCCCCTGCCCTATACCAACGATTGTAATCCCAGCTATGTCTATCGTCAAAGCACCCGCAGTTGCCAGGTTCTCTGAGTGATTAGGCATAACTACAATCACATCGCCTTTGTTCGCAGTACACTTACCTACAGCATAGTCAACGGTAGCAAACGGGTCTGATGGATCTGTACCCGTAACACCGCCAGTATCACTACCAGTCGCGGAATCCACAAAGAAATAAGAACCTGTAGACGCGGGTATAGCCCCACTGCCCAGTTGTGGTACACCGAAACTGCTTATGCCATTCGGAAACTTTGTTAAACCCATTACATCCTCCTTTTCGGAACACTTGCGTGCCCGGAGGTCAGGGAGCCCGAAGGCCCCCTTCTCCGCTTACCCGTTTACGCTACCTCGTGACCGTAGCACCATTTAAAATCAGAGAAGCCGTAGCTATATCTGACATAAGTGGACCACTTCGCCAGGTAGGTGTCAAAATCCTTGTCCTTGTTGAACTCCACAGGAATACGATTGAACCATTTAAGGAACATCTTCGCCATCCTTGAGTCAATCAAGCAGTTATGTTATCGTATAAGTATTTAGCTTATACTTCTTCTTCTTTCGAAGAAGCTCGGACTATCTCATCCCTTTCGGGGGCGGCACTCGTGTCGGGCTTATTGGTAGCGTCCTCACCCATTAGTCTCTGAGCCTTGCAGCCTACATAAACCACGCATTCAGCTGCCTTGGTTGCGGATTGCCATATGCTTAACGCACTTAGACGTTTCCGCAGTTCACCACCTTTTCTACTATTACTATGAAACTCATCGTGACAACTTGCACAAACAGGAACCACATTCTTCTCTTCTCTAATCAGGTCTGGTCTTACAACCTTAGAGATAACATGATGGAGCTCGACCCCCTTGCCTCCACAAAAGAAACAAGCAGCCTTCTCCAGTATCCCTTTTCTCCAAGTTCTATACGATGAGTGAGCTAAAAACTGAACACGGTTATTCCAAGTACCACCCTTCCAGTTAGGCCCTGCATTTACCCAGTTCCTCGATTGCCATTTCCCTTTACACTTAAGATTACAGAAATGAACAGGAAACTGCCTAAGCTGATAAGGCCACTTAGCTATTGCCTTTCCGCATTCACTACACACTGCATTAACCTTTTTAGCTCTGCTTCTCATAACAATACAGGGTCCTTAATTTAAGTTGAACCAGTTATTACTGTCAGACAGATAATCCCAAACGATTATCTTGTAGCTATTGTAAGACACATTGATATCGTTCTGTGCTGACCCAACATCTTTCTGCGTACCTACAATAATCTTTGCCGTCTCTTCAAGAGCAGGCGGCACCAACAGCGTATCGCCACGAGAAACAACGAGGTTATCCGTCTCATCCGTAAACTGCCTCATAAGAAGCCTTGTAGCTTCTACAGCAGTCTGAGAAAGAGCCGTGGTTCCCTTGTTATCTATCGTGGTGGATGTCCCTTCATACGTATGGGCATCCGCACAGAGAGCATATGTGTCACCACCGGTGAACACAGATGTGTTGAAAGCATTGTTAAATACGGTCGCACCATGCTTCTCTCTGCTTCTTTTGGCAATCATCGCCAACTGAGCAGGCCTCTTGTTGATGATAGAATACAGGTCATCATCCACAAGCTTACGCTCAATTTTAATACCTTTGACCCACTCCCTATGTGTATAGGAAGTTCTGTACTGTTGCCTGAAGTCACCGTAAGGTATTGTTCCGGTAAATTCCTCCAGGTCGCCTAACCCGCCAATGCCAAGATCATATTCTGTGGCCTTGTTTGATTTCTCAATGCCGAACAGACTATCAACCTGACCTTCCGGGAGGGCATATTCGTCCATGAAAATCTTACGTAATCCCGGATCTAAGCTTCTTTACTCACCGCATTACTGCGGGTTTGGACTATATCATCCCTTTCGGGTGCAGTACATAGTCTCTGAACCTTCCCTTTCGGGCTCGGCTGCTGATTGCCCTCGTCGTTTACCGGTAGGGTTTCCAGCAATTCTCTGCAAGTGGACTTAGCTCCTCTGTGTAGCTTTGTATGACAGCCCTTGCACAATGTAATGCCATTCTCTATGGAAGTCCTCAAATGAGGATGTGTAGCAAAAGGAAGAATATGGTGAGCGTGGAGTTTCTTCCTATCCCCACAGCTCTTACAATATCCATCCCTTTCTTTCACAGCCTTCTTCCATAACATCTGGTCAGCATTATGCCTAATTTTCTCATGTTCAGGGCTTACTCCACCACGCCAGTTAGGATTCAATGAACCTTTAGCCACACCTTTAGCTCTACGCACCTCAGAAACAGATTTCCGGTGTTCCTGAGACTTAGGGCGTCCAACCATAGACTCACTGATAGAACGAGTCTCAACACCATTCAGATCAAGACGATAATATACACCGCGTGGCTTAATACCAAGAGCTTTAGCTATAGCATAAACTCCCTTGCCAGTATTGTATAACCTTATTATCTCTACATCTAAATGTCTGTTTTTTGACTTATTCATCCAAGTACTCCCTTAGTTGAGATACGCAAAATTTTCGCTAGCAATTATACTCATTGAAACCCTCCTTACTTACTAGGTAATCACACGATCACAAACATGACCGCCAAGCAGCAGATGCTCAGGGAACATTATATCTGCGAAGAACTTAGGATCCTCGCTCTTATAGTTGTACCCTGAATGCTTTGCACAAACCAACGGCTCCATCGGACGGTACTTGCTCTCAATGTAGTTTTCAAGGACTGTTATAGCTCCAGCCCCAGTACCAGCATAACCCGAAAGGTCGATTATGTTTGTCGCTAAGTCGACACCACCACCAGCAACGTCCGCACTATAAGGTGCAGGCATTACGATAAAGGTATCACCGTTAGCAGTCGCGTTCATGTTATCATCGTATGACGTAGCAGCCACAATGGCAGTCGTACCTGTAGCAGCACCAGCCTGGAATAAGTTCCCCGCACCATTGCTTGACCCGCCAACATCCGTAACATAACACCACGCACGCTCATGGTCCGTGACCATAGTAGCTGTTAATGTTTTCTGCGTAGTGGTTGAAGTTGGGGAATCATCAGCTGCAAGCTGTGAATACTCAGCAAGCCACACAGCAAGCGGGTTAATGATAATCTTACCATACTTATCCACACCAGTTGCAACCACAGACAGACAATCAGCTGCTGCTAAAGACTCGTTCAACACACCTATGATGTTTGAACAAACAATAGGATCAGCCTTAATTGCAGCACCGCAATTCTCTGCTGTAGCAACTGCACCGTGAGCCATAGCTGTACCTATTGTCAAAGCACCCACGTTATACACACGAGTATCTCTTATAATAGGTTCAGCTGCACTTACATCATAATGAAACTTCATGTTAACCTCCTCATTTTGTCCTCCCCTTGGCAGACTCTACAATGTTCCGCCACTTGTTCCTCTTAAAAGGTGCGTACGGATGAATGCTATGGTCTCTGCCAGTCTCATACTGAAACGGCATCCCACACTTCCTACAACGATAACGCAGTCTGTATGGACCTATCGTCTCAATAAAACGAATGGCTTGACTAGAGCATACAGGACAATATAGGTTGCCCCTAAACGCAGCTTTGCTCATACCTTTTCTCATCTGTCTAACGAAGAGTCCCATAGGTCACCTCTTTAAGTGTTTTAGGTAATCTTCGACAGACATGCCCATCGCTTCTGCTGCCTTCGCCTGATCATCAGTAGGCTTTAATACTGGCGTGGGCGTTTGCGTACCTGAAGTGGTACCTGATATACCCTGGATTTGCTCTCCTGCCTGGATACGCTTTATCACATCATCAATAGCAGACTGACGAACTGCATCAGTATTCTGCCCCTTGGCAAGGTAATAAGCGGTCTCCACAGTGCCAGGATTACGCCTCTGTTCAGGTTTTACCATCCGGATATACTGCTTTATCTTGGTACGATACTGAGGATAGTCAGTATACTTACCCGCCACTTCCTCTTCCTGACGGTCAAGCTCTGCCTGTACTCCATCATACCAGTGAAGCATCATACCCATCTCCGTTTGCATTGCCGCACGAGGGTTTTCCTCCCATAACTGATCTAACTCACGAGCGTTGGATTGCACCGTGGGGTTAGCCGGTTGTGGGCTGAAACCCGTGTTAAAGGCAGGATTAACGTTGGCAACTCCGGGATCATTATTGCCACCGACCAATGCTGCTAATCGCGACAACTGCTCCTTGACTTGCTTCGTTTCTTCCCTTGCCTCATGCAATGCCGTTAGAGGTACCATCTTGGGGTCCTGTTCCCCTGTTTTTCCCTTTTCCTCGGGTTTAGGAGTGGCATTCGCTCCACTAGGCGTAGGTTGACCTTTATTTGCGGCTGGGTCAGCAGCCGGATTTGGATTGGCCTTTATAGGGTCCATACATCCTCCTTTGTTTTACGAACCTGTATACGGTCGGTCCGGTACCGAGCACTACTCGCCTTCCCTTTCCTTGACATCTTCAGGAAGACGCTTTATCTCTTCATAAACCTGTAATTTGAGCTGTGTTGCACCCAAATCATCCATAGAGCAGGTCTTGAGCTGACTAAGCAATCCAGCTATCCTGTAATCCAGCTCTTTCTGCACTATCTGCCACTCCTCTGACAAACCGACACGCTGAGCCTGTTCAAAGTTTATCATTTTGCTCCTTGTGGTTGGGGCGGAGCATTAGCCCCTGCCCGTGGTCCAAGCATCTCTGCCTTTATTTGCTCAGGAGAAGCCCCTTCAGCCAGTCTCTGCTGTATAGACATCATATCGTTGGTTCCAAGCTGTTCTGTACCACGAGTCTGCTGGATAGGCGTGAGAAGCTTTTCTATGTCCTTAAAGCCCATAAGTTCGGCTATACGCCTATTTATCTCCTGCCTGTTTATAGTAGGATCTTGTACAGTTATCTCTTTGAACCTTAACAGCTGACCCACCATAGTCTCTTTGTTTATAGTCTCAGATACACCAGTAGGTATAAACAGTACCTTAGCCTGTATCTGCTCAGGTGTTATCTTTATAGGCATTACCTTCCCGTTCTTACCGGTTATCTGCACCCACTCTCCCTCAGTCATAAATTGCTTCAGATTAGAGAAGAAGAACATAGCAAGCTCAGCAATAAGGTCAGTCTCAAGCCTTCTCAGCACAGGCCTGAACCTCATACCTGCAGCACCCTGTAACAGCTGGATACCCATAGCCGTACGATGCTCACTACCCACTTCAGGCATCAGGTTAGCTATAGCTCCTGTCGACTCCCTAAAGTCGTTCTTCGCTGTCTCTTCTTCTTTATAGCTTGATTGAGTCACATCAGGTATATCCATCCATCTCAAAGAAGTAACCGTGTCAGATACTCTATGCCACTTACCAGGCTCTGACATCTGGAGTTTCTTCGTGTTGATAAGAGGATCGTTACCGTTATAGCAACCCTGCCTGTTAAGTACAAGGTCAACATTATCAAGACGTGTATTCACTATCTTGTTAATACGCTCCTGCGTGGGCATACCGGTTTGGCCTATACCAACACCAAACCAGTTAGGCTTGGGATCTTCGAAGAGCTTGAACTTGCAGAAAGGAGGAGATTGGTGGTTGTAGGGGTTTGGTATGCCACGCAGCTTTATATCTCTGTTTATCACGATAATCCAATAAGGGACAGCTATCCTGACCTTATCCTCTTCACCGTCTTTATACGACTCATCCCACGGTCCCCAGTAATCTAACACTTCGTATTCTTTAGCCTTAGTCTGGTTATACTTGCTATCAGCGTTGGGTGACTGTGTCTTGAGAGCTTCTTTAAGATTCTCTGAATCAAACCTGGAATCAGCCGCTAATTTCTTCAATGACTCTTCATCTATGTATCTACGCCTTATAAGAGGCAGAGGATCCCTCACTCTGAGTTTAGCTGGATGCGGGAACATCTCAAAGAAGTCAGCAAACTTACAATCAGGCCTACCTTCTATAGGAACAAAATACCTGTTTCCCTGATCATCAGATTGCCATCCCTTTCTAACATACCAGGAACCACCCTCAGCATAACCCGTACCAAGCAAAGTACATTGCGTAAGACTGGGATAAGTCTCACCCTGAACGTTAGAAACCCTGAAATGATGTTGAATAATCCCCTTTATGATTATACCTTGCTCTTGAGGAGCATCTCCTTCAACATGAACATCCATAGGTGCATCAGTAGGAAAGAGTGCTGTAAAGAGCCTAGGTGTGATAGTTTGCTCCCCTTCAACCATCAAAGGCACATTTATATTGTTCTGCCAGCTATAACCCTTCTTAGGAATCTTATTATGCCAGTAGTCAATAATCTTCTCAGCTTTCTGAAACCTCTCGCTATGATAGCTCTCATAACGCAGAAACTCAGTCACTACATGATCGACCATAGAGTCTTTTAATTTGTCAGCCATAGATCCTCCTATGCCAGGTAGATAAGTACTCTATCCCCAGCACCCAGCCCTGAGTTAACCTCCGATGTGTCAAACACAAGACCCTTCTGGAAAGTATGTCCTAACGGACCAAAATACTTAGATGTATTCCCACCGTTAACATTCATAGCCATTTGCACTACAACAGTCCCGGTTGTACCGAGATCTTCCTGTAAAGCAAAGACATCTCCAGCAGCGGCAGAATGAAAATCTATCATCCGGATTTTTAATGGAGTACCCGCTTTCCCCATTATCTCATTACTGAGATCAATATCCGCATTGAAGACCTCAATAATCACAGGGTTTGTCTTATACGTGTTCGCAGCAGTATGAGCCATCTTATCCTCCTATTTTATTTTAATATCATCCTGGGCATCAAGCTCCCAGTGTTCACACTTAATCGACCAATCTGCCAGATATCTCAAATTCAACTCATGCGTCACATGCCAACCCAAGTTAACATCCTGGCCTGTAAACATATTACTTTCACCCTTGAAGATATAATCCTTAAGAGCTGCTTCATTTATATAAGTACAAACAGTACCTGAAGCATGGATATCTTCCACTCCCTCACCATCAGGCATGCGGACTATCTGGTAATCATAAAAGTCGAAGTTACCAACCTCTTCTTTTATCAACGCTATGTTCTCCCTTGAAATAACAGGCTTCTTTATAAATATCCAAGCTGAGTAGGTATCTGGTGACTTTAAAGCCTTAAATGAACGGGCAACACCTGTAGCAACACCTGTATTCGGGATACGAACCAAGGTAGAAAGCTTCGAATAAGCATCAGGTGGCGGGAATATATCATCCTCCACCACAAACAAATCCCCCTTCCGATATTGGTTCACAAGGTTCATATTAAATGCTACGCCCCACCTCTTCTTGGAAAACCCTTCTGGGCTGGTAGATTCCTCCCTATGAGAGTAAAACCTAAAAGGACTCACAAGAAGCTCGCTCTCTTTAAACCCAACCTTAAACTCATCAAAACACATCCTGACCTGATCTTCCACGTGTCTACCCACAACCCATAGCAGCTTCATATCACCCTTCGGAACTTCAATCCTCCGTAAGTTCTCATACCACTCCTTAAGGCAAAAATCCTTCCCGATGATAGAAACAAACGTACAGGTTATCATCTCGTCAGAACCTTTCCATCTACAATCATATTCTTTCTTATCGTGACCGGAATTCTCTTCACTGCGATTCTCTTCTTGGCGTAAGCTATCTTATCACCCCGTAAAACCATCATAGTCTGATATTGCTTATCTTCCCCATAAGGTCCATCAATCCATGTAGGCATGTTACCCCTCCAATGCTTCTACTCTGTTTACCAGCTCCTTACACACAACCAATAAAAATTCAGCTATCTGAGTTCCTGATTTACCTCTCATATTACCATCAAAATCCCGTGATATGAGTTCTTCTGGAGTTGTGGGATCATCGAGAATCAGTCCTATGTATTCTTTAGCACTAAGTTTTTTCTTTTCTTTAGAATATTTTTTAATCTTGATTGTTTGACCATCAACCTCTTCTTCAAATTCTATCTTATTGCCATAAATCTCTGCCTTTTTCTGATAGGAATATAGGTTCATATTCTTGAGTTTATCAGCATAACCAGAACCTATGAGTTGTACACCTTCCTTATCCGCAAAGGTAGAGCTTCTGTCTGTCCACACACCCGCATTGGAAAGGTTCTCATCCCCTGCACCATCTATCTGAACACCAGAACCAGCTTGTGCTAATGCTATACACGCCTTATCGGAACTAGCGTGGGATAAGTTAAAATAGGAAAGATGTGAGGTTGTCTGGGCACCACCTGATGAAATCGATAAAGCATTTTTGCCTCCTGCTAATACCCCATTTTGGTCAAGTGCAAGACATTGACCCGTCCCATCATTTCTAAAATAAGCAACCGTATGTGAAGTACTTGCATCATCATCATCGACACGAAACAAGTTACCTGCAGTTTGAGTGGTATTAGAGTAGACTTTTAAACCATACTTACTTGCAGCAGTTGCTCCATTCTGGTTTACTATAAGCCCACTGCCTGTTCCGTTTTGTTCTATCTGTTGTCCACTCCCAACTCCGTCCATCGTAACTACGAAACAAGGATAAGCAGAAGAAGCATGGTCACTTTGAAAATGAACTAAATGTGCATTAGCTTGGTTAGCATTAGAGTAGACATACAAACCATGGTCTGAGCCTGCCAATACGCCATCCTGATGAATATATAGACCGTGATTGGTTCCGTCATTATCTATATCAACAACTGGAACATTGCTTATATCGTGGACAGTAAACACAGATGTATTATCCACACCACCGATGCTAACATAACCATTAACATCCGCTACTATAATATTATCAAGCTGTACACTATCGTCATTGTGAAGTCGTGCCAGAGTAAACTCACCCTCTGAACCATCATATGACCATTCAAATATACGATTAGCCACAACCTGATCTACCGCATAGAAACGTAGTTTAGGGTCACCAGTATCACCACTTTGTTTAATTTCAAGAATGGCATCACTTCCGCTGGTTGATTCGTCTATCTCAAGGAGATGACCGGGGGCTGCTGTTCCTATGCCTACGTTGCCACTACTATCAATAACCATGTAATCATTGTTGATCGAAGCCCTACCAAACGTAAGAATGTCATTCGCCTCATCAACTCCAATTGCACCTATCTGAGTTCCTGCCGAATTCCTAAAGCTAACGAATGGGTGAGAGTTAGCACTCAATCCCTTGATCTGAATAGATGGGAAATTATTTGTGCTTTGGAACGTACCTACTGCTTCAACTGTTGAATCTACGCTCATGTTTCCATCTACTAGTAGCGTCGCTGTAAAGTCCACTGCACCACCAGTGGGAGTGAATGTTAGGTTGCCACCTGAAGTAGCCTGTAGATCTACATAATTAGTGTTATCATAAGTTAGCCTCATCTGTGGAGTTGTAGAATCTTCAACATCTAATTTTCTGTCAGGAGTTGCTGTGCCTATTCCTACCTTACCTGACTCTAAAATTGTCATATGGTCTGTCGGTGAAGCTGCTCCGTCAGCCGTAGTAGAAAGCACTAATCTTGTTGGCATATCATTCGTTCCAGGAGTCCCGTCCACAAATGCCTGTATCCTCGCACCAACTTTATATGCGGCTCCGTCAGCTCCGAAAAAGTCAAACTTACCTAAAGAGTCATCATCTGCGACAACGGTATTTGCATCGGTTCCCGTGCTTCTCGTCTTGAAGAAATTACGAGTCGGACCAACTGCGTGAAGACCAGTTCCTACATTGACAACACTATGAGCTGCGTTGTTATCTGAAACTATTGCCAGCTTTGGAGTTCCTGTTATGCCTGTTACGTCTGCATCTAAAGCTGTATCAGTTCCTAAAAGAGACGCTCCGTTGACATTAATATCCCCAGTAAGCGTTATCGAACCCGCTTTATCTGTAACAAACCCAGCATCAGCCCCAAAAGAACCACCGTCATTATACTGAACCTCAGTATCATTCCCAGCTGGAGTGCCAGTATCACCTGTACCGCCCGTATCACCAGTATCCCCGGTAGATGGGGGCCCCGTCTCTCCTGTTGCCCCCGCATCTCCAGTTCCGCCAGAATCACCAGTTTGGCCCGTTTCCCCGGCCTCTCCTGTGTCCCCCGTCAAACCCATACCTCCGGTACCCCCAGTGTCCCCCGTGTCACCAGGGCCGCCTGTAGAGCCTGTAGAGCCCATAGAACCCGTATTTCCCGTATCTCCGGTAAGTCCTAAACCTGTATCCCCAGTATTCCCCGTTACACCGTCATCACCCGTACTGCCTGTAGCACCAGCCGCACCCGTAGCCGCAACAGTATCATCGTAATAGTCCAGATCATCAGTAAAGGGGTTCTTTTTCCAAGCCATCATCTCTCCGCTAACAGTGTATACGTCAAACTCTCAACATCATCCCACACATGCTTAGGCTCATCATTACCATCAGGCCACTTAATAACCCAATTATCTCCATCATACTCTATTTTGAATATCTGCCACAACGCAGCTGCAGTCGTTGCTCCCCTGGGAGCCTTGCCAAAATACTCATGCCCACTGGCATCTTTGTTATAAGCCTGGTTACAATTTGGCATAGCCTTAAAGAAACCACTCATTATTGCCTCTGCAGTTTGTTATATTCGCTCTCGTAGTACTCTCTGTCCTTACCTTGTGGGTTCATAGACCTTATCTCCCATAAGTCACATACGTTATCAGGAGAAATATTACCATCCACCCTCTCACAAGTACTCATAGGCCTAAAGTGATCGCAGGACTTACAACGCTGATGTTGCCTATAATTGACATCTGTCTTCTGATTATGTGGGTGGTGGTCATTAGGTAGTGCCATAGCTATCTCCTCTCCTCAACAAGGCTATGATAAGAACCCTTACTGGGACTCTTTACCGGATACTTAGCGTAATCTCCCGCATATGAGACTTCTGACTCATCCTCTTCCGGCTGGACATATGTAGGCCCCGCATTGTAGATATACCGCAAACAGTCCATAAAGTGATCATCCTTCTTTCTAGCCGTGTTTCTTTCATCAAACTGGTCCGTATTGTGCTTTCTCTCGCTATATATGTAATGCTGGAACTCATAGATGGTTTTCTGGCAGAAACGTGAGATATTAAGCTGAGGCTGACTTGTACCGTAGAGATGTACGTACTTAGGCTTCAAAGCCGCTTTAATACGACTTTTGCCCAAATCAGGATCATTGTTAGCCCTTTCGCAGAAAATCCCATATTTCATCAGTTCCTTGCGGATATTAAATCCTCCGGCTAGCTGGTTCTCCTTGTCCATAGCAGGGTCTATGAACCGCCTGGAGGGAGGGAGATCGCCCTCCTGGGCGTGTATAGCGTGGGCTACCTGCTCTATATCCATGTCCTTCAACCACAATTCATCGTACAGATAGTGGTTCTCATTAGGATCAACAGCTAGCCAGAGGCATGCAGTAGGCGTTCTTGGGTGAGGATCTATGCAAAAGTACCTCGTCCAGTGCTTTTCCACCTTCGGAGGCTCACAAATATGGAGATTTTGGTCAAATTCCTTGTAAATCAGGCCCGTAAGGTGCAGGAAACGTCCATGAAGACGTGCTTCCTGCTCCTCATCGGTCAATTTCTCCTCAAATTCCTTGATCGCCCGCTCTCCACCGGGTAATTTGGTATTATCTCGTATATCCACGACTTCTACGAACACCTTTTTACCATCTGCTTTAAGAAATATCTCATCATAAATCCATGGCTGGGTCAAAGGGGTGAGAGTGAGCCAGTCTCTCCCTCTGAAGTCTACTAGTCCACGCAATGTGGCTATATACTTGTCTCTCGGAGGTGGTTCATCAAACCAAGCACAATGACCCCGCCAACCTTCAAAGCTCTCTGTGTTCATTTCATACGACAGTATGTCGAACTGAGAGCCGTTTTTAAGCATCCACTTGATAGGAACGCCCATAGGATTGCGTTTCTTGCCGTTTTTAGCTAAAAGTGAGGAATCAAGGTTTTCATCGAGGAAGGGGATAATAACCTCACCTACCCCCTTTTGGAAGTCCTTTGCTACTATACGCCCCATTACAGGGCCCTTATACCGCTGAGCAGCAGGATACCACCCAGGATAGATACCCGTCATATGGAAAAGGAACTCCATTCCCCCCGCATATGTCTTACCAGAGCGATTTCCACCGAAGATAGCCCTGGTCTGAGCAGAGGCTTTGTGAAAGGAAAGCTGCTTAGGATGAGGTTCGTAGTACAGAAGTCGCTTAGACTTACGATACTGTATCTCCTCATTCAGCAGATCAAGATACTTCTCCTGATCCTTCCTGCCCAAGGCTTCGAATTCCTCTTGGGTTAAGTGCCCTTTGAGCGATCGCTGAGAGCTTTTTGAACTCATTCTGAAGCTCCTCTTTGGTTAAACCCTTATAATACGAGAAAGACATCTCCACATTAGGTGTGGATTTGGCAAGAGTGTTCAATATGCGAGATATCTCGTAGGACTTCTTTTCCGTGATAGGACCCTTTTGTAGGTCTTTGAGGCGGTTATTGAGCAGAAGCTGGCTTCTCTTCTTATTATCCTTGTTAAGCTGTTTCTCCTGAGCGGAGAACCTAGCCTGCATTTTAGCCAGTTCTGCCTGAAAGAGGTGAACTATGGAACCAGCAGTACGCTCATCCCCTTCTATTAGAGCATATAAATAAGAGGGCTTCCACCCGCAAGCCGCTGCAATCTCCTTATACTTGAGGATACCCTCTTCTATAAGCTCTAATGCTTTATAATGCTTTATGGTAAGGACTGGTTCTCTAGCCATATATATCTCCTAAAAGAGGGAGCGTTGGGATGAGGTGGCCACCCAACGCTCCTCGAGGCTGTGAGGGGATCCAGCTCACAGGTAGAAAACAAAAAGAGACAGGGAAACTATAGGTTTCGCTGTCTCGATGTTGCAAGTATATACCATAAAGGCGGTTTTGTCAAGTTTTTCCTTGAAATAATTTACCAGACCTCGTATATGGAAGGGGGTCACACCATACCCGTAAGGGCAATAAATTACCACATACCTCCCCCACCAAGCACTCAATGGAAAATCACTTCGCAAAGCGAAGTAATTTTCTATAGAGAGAAAGGAGGTGGAGTAAATGAAGTGGTTACCGAGATGTGATGGCTGTCCCTGGAGTGGAACAGTGTGCTTGACTGACAAAGATGTAGAACAATGCATAAACGATAATGGAGGTGAGTAAAGGAGATGGAGGGGATGATACGAGGTTATGAGGTAGATAGTCTCAAGCTAACCGTTATAAATGATGAGACTAAATTTTTCCTCCGTAAAACGTAGAAAAAATTTATTTGAAAGGAGGTGATTGCGATGGCAGTCCGCGTAGACCAGTATATCGGAGTACACAAGAACAAGAATGATGAAGTGTCATATAGGGTGTCGCTCTCCCCTGCCCAGCTTACTAACTTGACGAAGCTTGGTGAAGGAGTACAGTTGTGGATTAACACAGATAGGAAAGTGCTGACGGATAAGAACGGTAAATCGTTCATTATGTCAAGCTTCAAAACTTGGCAGAAACAGTCAGCGTAGTCACATCATTGGGGGCAGGCAGCTATCATCGCCTGTCCTCAATATTTTTTTATTATTCACGAGCAACAACCAAAGATGAAGGGAGGCTATGATGAAATGGTATCAGCTGAACTTTGCAGATAACAGTAAGTCACAGAAGTTTGCAGAGAGGTTTGAGGTGGATAACCGAATAGATGGCACAGGCTCATTTGTACTGACATCAGTAGGTTGCACAAAGAGATATCAACAAGATAGAAAAGAAGCAGAGAGAACGCCTGCCGAAGAGATGAGAGTAGCGACAGGCCAACGCTATACTAACCCTTATCGTAGAGATAACTGGCGTTGGGCACCGAAGTATGAAGTGAAGAGGATGATTAAGAGTATCAGAATAATAAAGGCAGGTGCGTGATGAGTAAAGAAGCCAGAAGGAAGATACTCACGAGAGTAACAACGCCATATTGTGGTGCTAAGCTACCAGTCCAGTGCAAGAGCTATGATAAGACAGTGTGTTATTACACCTGTCCACAGATAGAGGCTGACAAGCCAACGCAGTTAGAGTTTGACTTCAGCAATGACGAGCTTGAAGATATGTGTCAACAGCAGATAACGAAGGATCTGAACGGTAACGCAGAGAGGAGGTGATATAACTATGTACGAGGTGAGAGCGTGGGTACAGTTTGATATTAATAGTGTGCAAGACCCTAATCCTGTAAGGTGGAACAGGGATAGCATCCCAACGTTTGAGGATGCAGTCAAGGCTCTTGACAACCTGAACAAAACAAACACAGTATATGAAGCTCACATATACCCTCAGATCAAGGAGGTGGGCTATGCTGAAGAAGCTAAGGGACAGGCTGACTCAGTGGAGAATGTGCCATCGTAGAGGATGGGCTACGGTTATTGAGATACCAAAATACCTAAAAGGGAGGAGATGATGAGTAAAGTACTAGCCGAGTATCCCAGTAGCAGTAACCCAGGTAAGAAGTATCAAATCATACGACCAAATGCACCAAGTAAGCCTATCTACTGTACTTGTTACCAGTGGAAACTCAAGCGTACTTGTAAACATCTTGAAAGATGGGCTCACGAAGAATGTGAAGCAAGCGAAGCCTCAATGCCACTAACATCTCCTCTTGAAGATATAATCAAGAAGGAGGTAGAAAGGCTGAGCAATGGAAGAGCACGATAAAGTCTATCTCAATGTCTATCGTTACGATGTGTATGATAACGAAGACGAAAACATAGTGACATGGGACTATCCTCAAAGCGATATTCCCGTCATTGACCTTGAAAGATATGAAACTATAGGCATAACATCTGATAGCCTGCATCCCCGTGAGCTTCATCACATCTTTCTTGAGTGGGACGATGGTGCTAAGCTACCACCAGCTATACTTGGACGAGCTGAAGCTGCAGGAATACTATCTAAAACTAAGCACGGTTACCATTATATTCAAGATGCTACCTTACACCTAAGTGACTTAGTAAAACTACAACAGTTAGCTGGATGTTGTCCTGGATTTATCAAAGCAACAAAAGAAAGAGGATGGGCTTGCTTGCGTGTAGCTGACAAGAATGGAGAAGGTATTAAGCAACTCACTAAGGATTGGAACCACTCATCACATCTATACAACACCTACAACAAGCTAGTCAACCACTTTAACCCTCAACAGACAGTAGTATCCTTAACTGAAGTGATTAACGATGAAGTAACAAGACTAACGGGAAGGAGGTGACATATGACACAGAAGAAGATGTTTAATCCTGACTTCAAGGATCTGCCCAATGCCTTTCTCACAACCACAGGTAAAGGGAGAAAGGTATTCCGTATCAACCTGAACAGTGATGAGATACTGGCAAGGCTGGAAGAAGGGAAGAAGAGAATGGCTATTGATATCCCAACCAACAACGGTAGCATCAGGTTCAAGAATGGCAGTCATAAGGGCAAGCGATGGACTGCATTCTCGTATTATGCGTGGGCCGTAGAGGAGGTGAAGAAGTAATGGACTGTCCAAGGTGCGGTAGCACAGAGTTAATGAATGATTACTTTGAAGACGAATGGTTTTACTGGTGTTCTTTCTGCGGCACTGATTTAACAGCAGAAGTAAACGGGTGCTTGACAGATGAATACAGGTGTGAATACACAAGTGAGGTGAACAGTGAGAATAACCAAGACATCGAAGCGGATGCCTTTCCCAGAATTGAGGGGGAACCTGAGTGCCATCCACTTCCCAGCGATAGCGGAGCTTAAGCTAGACGGTGAGTTCAACTGGCTCATCAAGGAGAAGGGTGACTGCTATCTCATTAACAAGAGAGGGAAAGAAAGGAGAGGATTCCCTGCTCTTCACGGAGCCAGTGCTGTTCTTCCCGATGGTAAATATATCTGTGAGCTGTATTGGAGAGAAGGCAAAGCAGGTATGCTGTATGAATTTCTCAAGCATCAGGATGATGATACTCTCAGGTTTTCTGTCATTGATGTCGTAGAAATAGAAGGAGTAGATGTAACACAGAAGCCATACATTGACAGGCTTGAACTCCTATGTGAAACAGTCAAGCCTAATGGCCCTCTCGGTGGGTATAAGACAGTGAACAGCCCAGTAGAAGTGGAAGCCTTCTTCCAGATGATAGTAGCAATGGGATACGAGGGCATCGTAGTCAAGGATCTCAACAGCCCACTCATCTTCGGACCGTGTAGCTGGGTCAAGATAAAGAAGAAAGATGAGAGTGAGTTCAGTATAGCAAGCATAGACCCAGTCAAAGAAAGGATAGAAGTCAATGTCTTTACTCCATCTAAGACAGGACACAAGACAAGACAAGTAGGTGTCAAGGTATGCAACAAGGACAAGGCCGGGTTAAAGGTGGGAGATATGGTAAGAATAGAACATCAGGGTATTCTCAGTGAAGGAGGGCTGAGACACCCAGTATACAAGGGAAGGAGGTGAGTATGGCATTCAGTCAAGTAACCAATGAACAACTTGCCGAGATAAGGCAAGAGATAGAAGCAGGAAACAAGAGAGTAAGAGCATGGATGATTAAGCAAAAAGTAAAAGAGAAGTATGACTATGATATGGATGAGTCTACGATAAGAGGTAGGTTCATTGAGATGGGTAATCCATTAAGCGGGGGGAGTGCTGGGACTCCACCACCCAAGCAAGAGAATACAGCACAAACTCCGCGTAACCATATCAATGAAACAGTCCAGATGAAAGAGGTCAACATCCCCGATGAACTCAAGGCATATATACCGAGAGCTAATGAGTTCAGTAACTATGTAGAAAGGGATGTTGATAAGAGGCTGGCTTGTCACTATAACTTAGGCAAGTATCCCATCACGCAGGGTAAGCAGGGAACAGGCAAGACTTATGGTCATATGTATTATGCCTTCAAATATGGCCTTCCATTCTTCCTGTTCTCCTGTTACGAGGACTTCAAGTTACCAAAGTTATTCGGAGATAAAACCATCGAAGATGGGACAATCAAGTACAGAGAAAGCTTGTTTGTCAGGGCACTGCAGAATCCAAGCGTGAATCTGTTTGATGAGATCAATGCGATAAGCAATAAGAATACCTTTGACTTCCACGCTCTACTTCAGAACAGAGAGCTGTTCATCAAGGATGCAGATGATGGGAGAGGTAAGGTATACAAGATGCACCCTGATTGCAGGATAGGGTTCGCACAGAATCCCAAGAGTGCCAAGTATATCGGTGGTAACATCAAGCCAAGTAACTTCTTAGGTAGGTGTACCTACATCACCTATCCTGAGTTCAAGAAAGAGGAGATAAAGAAAGCAATCACCATCAGGTATCCTAAGATGGCTCCCGATGATATGAACAAGTTTGTTGAGTATTACTTTGCTATCATCGAGACCATAGATAGAAGCCAGTTGCCTGTTGATATCAGTATCAGACAGCTAAACAATGTCATTGACCTATGGATGGCAGGTATGAACATCAAAGACTCAATAGAGGATGGACTAAGCAGTATCCTTGATGCAGTCAGCCAGCCCAAGGCAAAGGAGAGCTTCTTCAGGATAGCACAGATGGTATGGAAGGGGCTGATGTAATGAACACAAGGACATTCGAGATAATAGGCAAGTGGATAGCAAAGAAGCATAAGATATCCATTGAGTATAAGACAGGGTGCGTGCCGACAGCGAATATGGAAAACAACCATATTGTAATGCCGAGCGACATACCTAAAGTACATCAGTATAATGCACTCACCACACTGATGCACGAGGCTGCTCATCTAAACCACAGTAAGAAAGACCTACCAAAAGACTTGGTTAAGGATAGCCTAGCCCACGATATACTCAATGTGATAGAAGATGTAAGAGTAGACAGGAAGAATATGGGTATCCTCTACAATGTAGGTGAGTTCTATAAGAGAAGCGTGGCGTATGATATAGAGAAAAGAAAACCAATGCTGGATAAGATACCACTGCATAAGAAGGTGTTAATCAATGCCATCTATAATCTGGAGTGGTTGCCTGAGGGCATTATCCAAGACAAAGACGCTCAAGAACTAGAACAGAAAGGAGATATAGAGAACAAGATAGAACAAGCTATCAATCAGATAGAAAGGAAGGATTGGACAGGCGTACAGAAAAGCATAGAAAACATCATTAAAGCGTTAGGAATCCAAGGCTTCCCTCGTATGCCTATTACTCAAGTATGTATAGGCGGTATGGGTGAAGGGCAAGGAGATGGTAAAGGTAAATGTCCAGCGTGTAACGGAACAGGAAAGATAGGAGGAACAAATGAAAGACAAGGTACTAAAGAAAAGGGAGGAACTGCTCAAGGCGTTCAAGGAGATAAAAAAGGCGAACCTTGCCCAGTGTGCGGTGGTAGTGGCACAGCCGACTGTGACATTAGAGGAATTAAAGAAGCATATGATGGCAGCGGGAGTGGACAAGGTAGTGGTAGTGGGTGTGGTAACTCTGCGATAGGTGAAGTAGCAATGCGTGAGGTAACAAGGCAGAAGTTCAAGGAACTGCTGTGTATCAAGGAGATACACAAGACAGAAGACAATGCCAAGCTGAACACAGGTAGCCTCACATCATTTATGACAGGAGATATTGATGAGCTATTCCACGATGAAGAGGAGTTCAAGGTAAGGAAGTCAAAGATACTCCTGTTATTAGATGCTTCAGGCTCAATGGGTAGTATGCTACCAATGGGGGGAGAAAGGAGAGCGGTAGTAGGTGGATGCTGTAAGGAGCTAGTCAATATCCTAACAGAACTACAAGAGCTGGAAGGATTGGGTGTTGACTATGATGTCCACGCATTCACTGGCTCCTACCACGAGCTGAAGAAAGAGAACTGGGAAAAGAGATACTGTCAGCTATCAGGAGGCACAGATTTAATCAATGCCTTCGCTAAAGGACAAGAGTTCTTACTCAAGGACGCAGAGCTGGACGGACAGAAGCTTATCGTAGTATTCACAGATGGGGAGGTGGATGATGATGAGATAGCAGAGATGCGTAAGAGAATACTAAGACACGGAGCAGAGGTAAGATGTATGGTGATAGGTGTGGGTGCTGAACTCACTAGCTATTTCGTAGACCATATCGTAGGTGATCTGAATATCATAGCTAAAGAGAGTGCCGACCAGATACTAATGGACGCTATCACCGTAATGATGAGCGAGTAGACACGGGGGGCTGTGTCTACGAGCGAAGAAAGGAGGTGAGACAATGCTGATAGTCAAATCAGAGGTAAAGAAATTAGCAGGTAAGCAGGTATCTAAAGAGTTCTTAGAGGAACTTCACACTCACGTGAGGTTACTCATCGAAAATGCAGTAGCTAAATCAGGCTCCCGTAAAAGACTAATGAGCCGAGACCTATAAGAAAGGAGGATAAGGTGAGAGAGAGAACTAAGAATTACATAGATGTCTATCTCTACCAAAGAGATTTCAAGAGACTGAAGAAAGGATACGCTATCACTAAACACTATGGCGATGTCCACCTGTCCATTAAGAATATGTTACGAGACAGGAAAGCACAAAGAGAAATAGAAAAGCTGAAAGCTAAGTTACGAAAGCTTGAAACACAGCAGAAGAAAAGACAAATCCCCAGGGTCGAGGCTAAACAGCCAGAGTACTTGTCTGTGACGCAATTTGCTAATTCGTGTATGATTACGCCCCAGGCAGTAAGAAAAATGATAACTGAGAATAGATTAGAGGCTGTTAAGATGGGCGAGCAGTATATGATTCCTTATCAAGAATTGACGAGGTATCTGAGTATAAAGGAGGGTAAAGATGGCGTATAAGTTAAGCATCACTGAACCTGCCCAAGGTATCAGCTTCAATGTCAGGTATGAAAATATGAGCAGAGCCAAGAGACCTGAGATTGTAGCCAAGAATCCAAAGGGTGATGAGGTGAAGCTAAGCACGGTGTATCAAGGCAAGCCGTTAGCTAGAGGCAGCACACAGAAGAAGTGGCTGGATGCCAACGGTAATGAATGGAGCAAACAAGACCTGACATTCTGGAATGGAGACCAGCAGGTTGATGAGCTTGAACAGACTAAGGTGTTTGAGATCGAGGGGTATCAGCCCACCAAGAACTACACTGATACCTATGTCATAGCCACATACTATGAGATATATCCTGATGATAACAGTATGAAGAAGGATATAGACAGGCAGCGTGCAATGCAGAGCAATGCTGTCGGTATGCGTAAGCTATGGGAACACCTTAAGAACACAGGGCAGGTAGCAAGAGGCGAGTTCTGTCCTGCCAGTCGTGGGTTCGTAGCATCTGATGGGTATATCAGAGCCATAGATATAGATGGCAACAAGTGGGGATTAGAGATAGGAGTATTTAAAGAAGAAAAGATATTCCATCATCTCCAAGAGGGTGTACCCACAGCAGAGCCTATCGCTGAAAAGAAGAAAGGGAAACGAGTTAAGATGATTTAAAGACCATCCAATAATATAGCGGGATTAGTGCTAACAACATTAGTCCCGCTATCCATCCAAGCACGTTAATCCAAGCCAACGATACCATAGATAATCCTATTAAAGCTGCAATGGTACCCCTCACCATTACATCTGTTCCTTTCATATCAACTGGAGTAACCATAGACCACGGTGGCCGACAGTCAGTAACCTTCGTCATCCAGAACCTACCCAACCATGACCCGTCATCTCCTGCTCCATCGGGAACACCGTATCCCAACGTCAATACTCCATAAAATGGAAGAACACCCACTAGCGGCAGAAGACTCCGGCTTCCCAGCCAGGCAAACAACCCAACGGTAAGCGGTACTCCGATCCGCCTCCAGTTCTTGCTCGTACCAGCAGCTCCACCCAACGCCCACAAGAACCCCGATAGCAACCCCGCGGGTACACAACCCCACTTCATAAAGCTGAACCAAGCTACTCCAACCACACATCCTGTAAGAAACTCCTCTTTACTTAGCTTCATCTTCTCCTCCTTAGCCATCCTAACTCTAGCACCTTATCCACCAGTCTGAACCCTTTACGTTTAGCACATATCTGTTCTGCCCAGTCCACTCATCAACCGCTCTTGTTACGCCCTCCCATGCACCATAGTCATGCCCTCCAAGATAACCACCACGCTTCACCTTTGCAAACCACATACGTATATCAGTAATGACATGCTCATAGTTGTGGTTAGCATCTATATAAACAAAGTCAAAGTAAGCCTTGGGGAATTCCAGTGCGGCTTCTAATGAACTCTTCTTTAACACCCTGACACAACCATTACCTGCCGCCATGCCACACACCCTCTCATAATCACGAGACTTATTCACTATCTTCGGCTTACCCTGTATTAATATATACGGACCCCACAAATCTATAAGCCAGAGCTCTTTCAGAGGCAAACCCAACACAATAGCGTTGGCATGTTCACCCCGCTCCACTCCGATCTCAGCCCCAACCAACGGAACGTTGGGTACACGCTCACGCCTGATATCCTCAACCATTCCTCTATATTTCATACTATCCCCTTAAGTTTGCTTACTTCTTCTTCCACCACATTACCCAATTCCACTATTTCTGCCCTTGGCTCTACCTTTGGTCGCCTTGGTTTAAGTGCCATATCCAACGCCTTAATCATACAGCTTATACATATATGCCGCTCTTGCTTTGGGTTTTCATCAGTCAGAACTATATCGTTTCCCCTCTTACTCCCACAGTAATCACACAAAGCATCACTTGCTTGTATAGTTAGATTTGGCGTTGATGTTGCCGTTGGCTTAGAGAACCATGTCATACCCACCTCTTTCTTGCCGATTTACTCAGCTTTTCTTTATGTTTTCTTGAAAAAACTCGCCCCCTAAAACGTTTGCTTAAATTAGCACCATGCTCCATAAATCTACAATTCTCAAAAACATAACCTTGCTTGTCATCAATTCTATCCACAGTAGGCTTCTGCATTTCATACGCCTTATCACGAAACCACATAATCTTCAACTGAGAGCAAGTCAACGTGGACTTCCTACCCCTGTAATACTTACTATAACGCAACCTATTCGCAATATAATCTTGATGCTTTACCCAAGGGTTACTATCCCTATACCGCTTCTTAATTTTATATCGCATAATACCCTCCTATAATCTAAAGTATACACTATAAGTGGGTATATGTCAAACCCATTCTTTATGTTTGACCTCATCCATCAGTAAACCCAACATCTCATTATAGTTATCATAATAACACCTATCACAGACAGAACCATCAAAGTATATCTGCTTACTTATCACATCAACCAAGTCCCTATCCATAGTACCCATACTCATCAGCTCATGGAAGTCATGCTTCCTGTCCTTAATGGCATACTGTGCCCCGCAACAGGGATAGATCAAACCATCCGCAGCTATCGTTGGCTTGAGAAGAGATATGAAGCACTTCTGTCTTCCCTTAGTAGGCTTGGTGCGTGCCTGATACACTACCTTGTAGTCTTTCCCTCTCAACTTCATCTTCGCCATAGCTATAGCTACATCACTCGGATTCAGTATATCAGATACCACCCGCACGTGCGTGAACCTATTAGCGTTGGCGTAATTCACCACCTTGCTCAACTCACCCAGCCTATCCAACGCTACGAAGCTGAACGCCCAGTCCACATTTGGCAGTCTTATCAGAGCTCTGCCAAGAATCGTACCCAACGATTTGAACTTACGCTGGCTGTCGAAGGATACCCGTATCCAATCCGGCTTCTCCTTCAGGTTATCCAACGCTAGACCGTTGGTTACGAGCCCGACACGGATCCCAATCTCGTTGCAATGCTTAATAACCTCGTTTATATGAGGATAAAGCAACGGCTCTCCGCCCCCTGTAATAGTAATAGCTCGACAACCCAATGACGAAACACGATTAAGCAGCTTCGAAACGTTGGGTAACGGCATCTCTATACTCCGGTCTCGGTCCCCACAAGAACAGTAAGAACAACTAAGATTACATCGGTTCGTAAGACATAACTGTAAGTGCCTGCATAATACTTTCTTATCGTTTATCAAACTCTCCATTAACACCGTATCATGTAATATCTTAACTGGTATATCTACATCCGCTGCTGAATATGACCTCTTTATCATCGCTTACTCCTCGTTAAAGGGGCATCAAACAACGTCCCACTTGGAGTAGGACTAGAGAACGCCATCCTATGCAATATCTTCCTTAACCCCTTAACCTTTATCTTCCTAAACTCCTCTGCATCTACGGTCCATGTAACAATATTAGCCTTATATTTAACCCTTATGCTGACCTGTCCTCCGTCTTCCATAATTCCTCCATACATACACAGCTCTGTTCTTCTCCCTCAACGTTGCCTGCTCTTGGTACTCCCTGGTGTGCGGTAAGTGTATCCCAACGATATCAGGATTGTATGACACGACTAACTTCTCTTCAGCTCTCTCACCAAAGTCCCTGTCTTCCCAAGCTATACCGTTGGCAAACCTCTCATCCATCCCTCCGATATCCCAGTAATCAGATTTATGTAACACACCTATGAAGTACTTCCAAGACGCCCAACTGTCCTCAGTACACCGAGCTACCAACCCTCTTGTCTTACCGTTGACACTCAAACCAGGCCTATCCCAAGCAAACGGCAAGTTCTCTATCTCCTCTTCAACGCACCGGCCTAACCAGTAGCAACCCAACGGCAACTTCTTCATTTCCTTCACATTGCTGTGGGCATGGATAACCTCTGGGCTGGTCAGGCATATGATATCACCGTTGGCTTGTTCAACACCCCAGTTCAGAGCAATGGCAGGATTAGTATCATTATGATCCACACATATAATCTCCCAATCCTTATCCGTTTGCTTCTCTATGCTAGCCAAACCCAAACGGAACTGCACCACCCTGTCACCTATGTATGGGATTATGAAGCTAACCATTAGCTATCCTTTCAGCCTCATCTATAACTCTGTTCCTCTGATACTTGTTTAACGCCCGCTTAAGGGTACGTGCCATAGCATCTATAGTAAACTCTGATACATTCCTAGCTTTCCATACAAACTTCCTACCGTTCAAGGTCATAACAACTTCTAGTCTATTCATTTGAGTATCTCCACTTCCATATCAATAACATCCTATACTTACATTTCCCAGACACAAACAAACCCCCGTCTTCTCTTCGGTTTCACACATACAAGCGGCCTTAACGTTGGGTTATATCTCCTGGCCTGCTCCACAGCTTTGGTCAAGAACTCCGCTTTCTTCAACTTCCGGCACATCCAATACACATTCGTTGTCGCCAATCTCTTCTTATCCAACCTGAGATACTCGGATGGCACCACTTTATATGGCTTGCTACCAACCGTCAGTATGATAGGCCTCTTAACAGCAAGATACTTAGGTATCTGCTTACCCCATTTCACCTCTATGGTGTAATAACTATGGATGATATCCCCTATACTCTCACTATAGTTGATACGCACTCGTCTAAGTCCACCAAAGAACTTTGCTACTTCTTTCTCGGCTCGCTTCCAAGCTTTACCCATTCTCTCTCCCATATTTTACACTCGTCACATGTCCGTTTATACCGATTCCGTATTACCTTACCGCATGTCCTGCAGAAGCTTATCTTAACTGCATAATTCCCTCTGCTCTTACAACCCATGCAGGTACTCCTCGTATACTAAAGCCAACGCCATCGGTATGTATAGCTCACCCTTCTTCTTCTCGTGGCATTCCCGACACAACCCAACGCAGTTAAACGGGCTTATCAGGAACAATGGGAGGAGTTTCCTGTTGCACTTTGTGTTGGGTACCTTGTGGTGAAAATCCACGATCTCGTTTAAGCACAGGTAACACTTGCCGTTCTGTGCGTTGTGGACCGCTATCCTTATTGCTTGAGGAAACCAACCTTTCTCCATCTCTCCTCCTCATCTCCTCTGACGTCATCCAGTAATCACGCCAGCTTGTAAACTCACCGTCATCCCAACGGTCAAGGAACTCCGTCCAATCCTTGGATCTGGACCGCATGACTGGAGATAAAGTAAAAGGATCTCGTTTATAATACATATCTCTAACCGTACGTTCCTGTTCCTTAGCAGACTTCATGTCACTGGTACCCCACTTCCTCTGCATCTCTATGTATGCGTCCTCACCTCTCTTTTGAAATGGTCTTAGCATCATCCCTCCTCATCCTATCAAGCCCATCACTCACATCCTGTGCTACTTGAGCACCCATAGTAGTCTTGCCGGCCCTGGAGCCACCGAAAAGCTGCTTAAGGGGCTTATTCGAATAAGCATTGCCAGGAGATACACCAATCATTAAATTCTCAAGCCTATCAAGTCTTGCATCTAACTTAGTCAATAGCTTAGGCATCATACCCATAGAAGCATAAATATCTAAACTTGCTTGCATAAGAACAAGAGTATCATAGCTGACATTAAGCATATCAACTTCCTTCTCACCCTTATTGTTCATTTCTACAAGCTTAGACATAAGCATAGAAATACTAAATGCTTGTTCATCTACGTCCCATATCATTTCGCCTTCTTTCTAAGGCTACCTATAAGATTGGATATAGATGTCTTGAACACACCAACAGTACACTTATCAGCGTGCCAGCATTTTTCATCCATCGCCATTTCAAAGAACTCATCTATAAACATCTTTATCTGATCGCCTTCATACATCTTTAATAAATCTTTTACTATCTTTCCGTCCTTACCCCAGTTAATAGGATACTCTACCCCTATAAACTCTTTATGTTTTAGAATAAAGTAATATAGTATATTAGTGACCCCATTTGGAGTAACTTCGGAGTTACTTCGGAGTGTCTCCGTCATACCTGCCTTTTTTTCCACTTCACGTTTCGTTCTCCTACTCCAATCATCACCCCTTTCAGGTAGTTTAAGGTTCATAAGACCATGTTTATTATCCCATGTCACCTTATCTATTAACCCCACCTCAGCCATAAAGTTAAGCATATCAGTAAGTTGCGTATCATCAAGTCTTAACTCCAGAGCAAGTTCGGAGAGAGGGTACTTACTAAACGATAAGTACCCCAATTCTCCTTCTCTGCATATGGTTTCCCATATAGCCCACACTATACCATATCCAAGCATGCCATAGCGAGCCCGTAGGCGTTTCATCTTTATATCATACATCGCATCAGTATGATGCTGAAACCACTTCATTACGAGCCCCCCTTACTCCTTCACCCACTGAGGCGTATCATCTCCTCCTTCATCAGCTCCTAAAGCCAACGTTGGCTGCTCAGAGACGGCCACCGGTACGTTATCAGTAACTTTCTTCCCATACTGAGGGTCGTTAGTCACCGTCCACCAGCTCATCCTATGACAGCACTTATCCAACACCCTCTTGAAAGCATCACTCATTATCTCCATAGTAGGAGCGTTGCTAATATCTATACCACAAGCATTTACGAACTTCGCTAGCCTCCACAACGCAGCACTACTAAGTGCGGTATGATCCACTAGTGACTGCCCCTTATACTCATCAGGGTCTACTATCTTCCCAAACCAACGTATCTGAGGTGTGCCTGTCCTTGCTTCACAAGCCTGCCACCCATCTATCTCCACCTTATACGTACCTTCTGGACCATCGAATAACCTTGTTCCACCCTGTGACTCTTTCTTCCAATCTATACTACTCATGCTCTCCCTCCCCTATTTTAGTTTCCTCACCTCTTCATCTATCCTCTCCTGCAGTGTCTTAGGTACCACCTCCCTTCGTTCTATCCCCCCGCTTTGGTTGATATATAAAGCATTCCCAGTCCCATCCTGATACTCCTCCTTAAACATATCCTTTAAGGTAGGTTCTAAGAGCTCTCCAAAACCACTAGGCACGTATCTTCTCTACCTCTCTAGTTATAACATCTTGCAACGTTTCTACCTTCTTCGCTTCTTCCTTCTTTCCCAGCCCCATCTGTCTTTGCTGCTCCTGCATCCACGCTTCATAAGCCCTCCTATTATCCGTCCCATCTACCTGCGCCCATCCTCCCGCACTAGTACTAGTAGTAGCCGTACCTAATTGATCATAATTAGGCATCTGCCCTGGATACATCTGTGCATACATCTGTCTCGGATGATCTCCATAATAACTGCTACTTGTTGCCATTCTTCTCTCCTTTCTTCTTGTCTCCGTAATCCCACTCATACAACTTCTGAAGTATGCCCGGTAGGTCAGGAGTTTCCCCATCATCCAACCCCTTGAACTGTGACTTCGTGATATACTGGTCGCTTGGACCCAGCCTAACCCAACGCTTCTTGCTCTTCTCATGCACCTCGAGATGTCCCACTACATCCACTATCCCACATATAGCAGGGGCTATCTTCCTACCCATCTTAGGGTACGTCTTGGTTATCACCATACCGTCATTCTTCTTTATCTCTAATGGGAACTCCCAAGCGTTGAACACAACGTTGATACCCTTATAAACGAGATCTCTATAAAGGTGCATCGTCTCCTTCATCTTGAAGCTAGTCTCCCCATGCTCCCTTAGTTCAGGAAACTCCTTCTGATGCTTACCTGTAAAGTGAAGCGTAAGCCACTGCTCATACTCGCTTATGTTATCGAACACCACGTTCTTAAAGGGGTGTTTCTCTGTCTGCAGGTACGTGTGGAGCCCCTTGTAGACCACATCCACATTCTCAGCATTGACATTGAACACCACGTGCTTTGTCCCCAACAGCGGTCCTAACCCTGCTTCTGTGTTAATAATGAGGGTTTCCCCAACAGGTAACGTAGCACCCAACGTTGTCTTACCTATACCTGGATCAGCATAGATAAGAAGGGCGATACCCCTGTTTATCTTACTTCCTATAGCTTTGAAGTCCTCTTTATCCACAGTATACACTCCCTTCCCCATCAAACAGTATATCTGCAAGCAGGCTATCTAAGAGCATCTTAAGGGCCTTAGTCTCCCCTACAGTCATGTTCAACCCATATCTCTTTATCACTACCCTTATCTCATCTCCCTTTACCTTAGTCATTTAAAACCTCCCCGCTCTTTTCTTCTTCTCCATCAGCTCAAGCACACCCTGTATCTTCTTGAGTATCTCGGTCTGTCCTTTAATCCCTATCAGGATAGCCTCGATCTTCTCCATAATAACAGCGTCCTGAGCCACTTCCTTTCTCTCTTCCTTCTTAACTTCCTCAACTCTTTCCTTCTTAATCTTCGTTTCTCCGCTACTTTTACTTTCGTCCACAACTACCCCCTTTCAGATACATAACGAAGTGTATAAGAACAGGAAGGTATAACCCTATCCCTATCACATCACTACCTACATCCTGACTTGTTCCTGCTACTACCCCACCCAACAACACCAGATTACCAAACCCAACCACTATCAGCGAGTATATCGCTAATCCCTTCATAAAGCCCTCCTTTGGTTTTTTCCATTACAGCTGTTTTTGTCTTAAACATTTTCTCCTCCTTCAAGTTATGGGGGCGAAGGAACAGCCGAGCCATTTGCTGTCCATAGGGACCCAAAGGTAACCTTGAGTGGCTTTATCACCTCATCGTTGGTTACAGCTATGCTCGCCTTCCATTGGTATGTCCCACTCCTGTATAGGCAGTCGCCCCCCATTATTCTCTATCATAATACACATCTACCGTGTTCTTATCAATCGGGTTCATAAAGCATATACGTTCATAAGGACAGAGTGAGTTGAAGTTCCAGCACTGGTCTTGATTCCTATTCCATCCATTAGTCCTATACTTCAAGCGGATATCCTGAACCAGCTTCTTCATATCTTCTTCATACATAGCTATCTGGTCAGGATTCCTATAAATGTAGCCCTGCATATAAGCCTTATCAGGGTTAAGCCTATAGTCCTCCATTATCCTCTGAGAGAAGTCAGTACAGTTCTCATGCACCCCTTTCCTAAGCCTTGGTTTCTTGATCATATCGAACACCACCCCTTCAACAGGGTACCCTGCCCTACGCATGGCATACACATACCCTGTTACCTGCGGTGAGGTGTTCATCCTGCCCCTGAACTGCTTGGGTGTAAGTCCCGTAGTCTTTACTTCCCTTATCCACCACCTACCCTTGCTATCCATAATGAGTCCATCCACCCTACCCACGAAGCGTACCCCACGCATCCCATCGAAGCGTACACTAAACGTCTTCTCTGGTTCGATAGACTGGAAAGCAGTAAGGTTCTTATTAGGGTAGTTCATCCACATACCCAACGCTGTCCACTTGTTTATCTCCACATTCTCTACTTCATCCATCGAAGCATTAGCTATATCATCATCGAACTTCACCATGAGTGCAGACACTACATCAGCATCAGACACCCCTGAGTAATACATCTCAAAGGCTGCGTGTATGGCAGTCCCTAAAGTGAGAGCTTGAGCCTTCTTCTTAGGCTTCAGCCCCTTGATATAGTTCCAGTAATACTTCTTTGGGCACCCCCTAAACATACTGGTAGAGTTGTGACTGATTTCGAGCTTCATAAACTCCCTCCCTGATGCCCTTTTTTAGCCACTTTTTGCGTTTTGCTCAGCCTCCTACGGATTTCTCCTTGTTGGTGAGGGTCCATCCCTTCCCACCGTTTCATGCCATTCCATTCTTTGTGTGTAAGCCCTTTGAACTTAAGGAGTTCTGGATATTTTCCTCCTATTTTAACCCTTGTTGTCTTATAAGCCCTGCATTTCTCCTCTCCCGTTATCTTTTTTCTTAGCTTTATATCAGGATCTAGCGGGCATACATTAGCACTACACACATTAAAACTAGGACATTCATAATACGGCTTCATCCTCTCCCTTTCTTCTTATTGTGCCTCATCTTCCTGCACGCCTTAGAACAGAAACGTACTACTTGGTTAGATGAGTCCTGATGCAGCATACGCCCACATACTTCACATGAATGTCTGATTCGCCTCACCTCCTTCACTTTCTTCTTTTCTTTATGTTTCATTTTTTCTTCTTCCTTCTCTTTCTCTCTCTGCTCTTCTCTTCTCACCTCTCTTAAAGCAATCAAAATATAGGCTACGAAACATAGCGTCAGAACGACAAACAGCTTCATGCGAAACCCTCCAATAAAAAAAGCACAGCTGTTTGCTGTGCCTGTTTTCTCGCCTGGGTTTTAGGTTTTATCCTCATGCTCCATCTATCTCGATTGATAGAAGTATACCACAAGGTTTTAGGTTTGTCAAGGTCAACGTTGAAAATTCTGCATTTCATCTATCATGGACGTACCCTTATTGAGCCGATTCACCCTTCGGAGAATATCCCCAACAGTATTGTAGCGTCCCCAACGGTCTATCATTAAGTCAGCCTGTTTTCTCGAGCCTCTAGGATCATCATACATAGCCTGACGCATGGCATCAAGAACTTCCGGAGTCAGCTTGGTATCAAGGGACTGCTTTGTAATAGGTATTTTCCCTTCACCTATCATGTCCATAAAGTTAGGACTTATCTTCTTCTTTTTAGGCAAGCGTAGCTTCATCCCCGCATAGATTGTATCAGGATCCTCTATGTTATTCTCCGTCTGCAACGCCTGCCATGTAGTTCCATAGCGTTGGGCTATCGCACCCAACGTATCACCCTTCTGTACCGTATAATCAGCCATTAGAATAACCCCAGTTTGAAAGGGCCGAGCTTAAGGTCAATAAGATAACCTTCCTCAACCTGTGTTATGTTAGTAATAGTCTCTGCCTGCTGAGTACTCTGGTCCACGGGGGCGTCCTGCTTTAAGAACGCCCGCCAGAATATAGCCAAACATACCGCTATAACAAGGACCATGAATACCAGCTTACCTAATGCTTCCCCTTTCCATACAGCAAACCCGCTCAGAAGCTTAGCTAAGCTAAATCCAGAGAAAATCATTTCTGCAACTTCTGTAAAGCACTCCTTACAGCTCCTAACCCAGCAGCAGCTAATGCCATCAGTATCCAATCGGGTATTACATAACCCAACGCTATGGCAGCAGCACCCAACGCGGTAAGCAGAGCAACAACATACGTCTTCTTACCTTGCAGCAGCTTTCCTATTCTCTCCAGTAATCCAGTCATAATGATACCCTCCTTGTTTTACGAGCCACTCGATAATTGGTCCGCTGACTCGTTTCCTTCGTCTTCTCCGTTTTCGCTTACGCACCCTTGTAGTTTCCATTTGAATAGTTCCAATGCCTTACGCACTGCCCTTGCTTCCCTCACAGCTTCTTCCAGCATCGCTATACCACGATGAATGAAGATCTCTCCCTGCTCCACCTTGTGGTTATACTTGTCTATCTCCTGTATGATAGGATAAAGCTCATGTACTGTCAGATCGAACTTGGGCCCGTTTACCTGTGTCATGGGTATCGCTCTTTAAGCTCTTCAAACCGCTTTTGATACCTGAGAAGCTTGTCAGTATAGTGGATCTCCTCACTCTTCAGTATCCTTTCCCGTTCCTCCAAGGTCAGCTCTCCCTTCTCAAACAGCTTGTCAACCTCTTTAGGGTGAGCCGAAAGATACTTGTTCCTCCTCCGCTTCCTGTCTTCCTCAAGCCTCAGCAGGCGGCCCAACTCATCTGACCTCTTCATCATCTCAACGGTAGCCCCTGCCTCATAAGGCTCTCCTATTTTCATAGGAAGACCAAGAAAGAGAGAGAAGTAATCTCCGGGTATCTTTCTCACATCACCTACGAAAGGCGTTGGAATACCGCTCTCAGCGTGATGCTTAGCCCAGTCCTTTATAATCTGGCTTGCAGGTAAGTCAGGTGCGGATATAGGATTACCCCACATATCATCACCTGTAGCATAGGACATAACCATATTAGCCCCGTAATTAAGCTTGCTTCTCATAAACTTCATAAACCCTCTACCACCCATAAGACCTGTCATATCAGCAAGCTGGTTAGCTTCCCTCATGTTCAAGATATCAACATAGATATACTTATTAGGATAAGCACCCTTGGTCAGCTTGCTACTCCAAGCATGGGGTAACCTTATAGAAAACCACTTACCGTTGGCATTCTGGAACGCGAATAACCTCTGCTTATCATCATCATCCCCGAATAACCCTAGCATACCAGCCTGCAATCCGTTGACTATCATAAACTTCGCACCTAATATCCTTGCAAGATGAGCTACGTAGTAAGGAGCCAACGCTTCCATATCCGCCCTTGTTGTAGTACCATGAACAAGAGGATTAAGGAATGAGAAAAGCCCTTTATGATACTTATGGAAAGCCTTACGAAACGCTGGTACAGCGAACATCGCACCTGTAGTTTGCCTGAAGAAGGTCGTAACAAAGTTACGAGCAAACAAGATTGCTCTAAGCCACTGACCTTCAAGACCAAACGTAGAGGCTTTAGCCATACCGGTAAGATCCCCTGTGAGGATAGCAGCCCTGCGAGCTGCCGTCTCATCCGATAAGCCCTTCTTCTTGAACCTCTCAAAGTTAAATTTAGTAAACTCATACAAGACCTTCGGTATGTAGGCATCAAAGGTATACTGGTCTATGCCCCACTTACTTGATAACGCCTCCCAGATATTCTTCAGCTTAGAACGCTCAGCTGGATGCATATTACTCATAGTCTTCTCAAACATCATAGCCATTGATTGCTCAAAATCAAACCCAGGCATACCGTTTTGTACAAGCAAGGACAGTAGTGCAAGATCGTATCCGTCTTGTAAATGAGCCGTAGGAGAATACTCACCCTTAACAATCTCACCTCCTATAGCGAAACCATTCCTCATCAAGCGAGGTATTATGCTCTTCAACCCCACAGTCTTAAAATCACCAAAAGGTACTATAGGCTGAAGGAACTCTCCTATCTTGGAAGGCATATGAGCCATCGGTGTAGAAGCTATCTGAACCATAAACATATAAGGCGTTGGCATAACCACACGTTTGACAAGTGAGTTCATGCCCAGCCAGCCCTTCATAAGCTGACCTGTCTCACGCATCTTGAGCATCTCAGTCACTAAGTTAAACGCATCAATATGAATCCAAGGAACCTGGAAGCTACCACCTATCCATTCAGAGAAACCAGGAGCTTCGTTGATAAGCCTAAAGTGGTTCTTGGTAAGTAAATTAGTCGCCTGCTGCTCATCTATACCAAGCTTCTTCGCTACGCTAGGCAGATGCTCTACCAGATTCAACCCAGACATAGGAGAGGGTAGCTTCTTAAAGTAGTTTATAGCCTTCTGGTAGTCTATACGTGTCATTGACTCCTTGATATACTCACCAAGCATCATCCCATAGTTGTCTATAGGAATTAGACCATATGACCCACCAGGTTTCCGAAGCGGATGACCAACCTGATCAAAGTAAAACTCTTCAGGAGTCTCATAGCGTTGGCTTGGAGTAGTCTGTGTCCTCAACGGTGTCTGCTTCACACCTCCTACAAGCTTCTGAGCTTCTACCTTCTGGACTGTCCTGTGCATCCATCCAGTACGCTCCTTCTTGGCTATATTCGAAGCATCCCATATGTTTAAAGCTATCTGATCATTACCCAGTCTGGTCATAACATTCTTAGAATATACAAGATGAGCCTGTAGCTTAGCAGGAAGCATACTGAAATAAGCCATTGGTTCACGAGCCTTAGCCCACTGAGGACTCTGAGCTATAACAGCCTCTATCATCTTCCACATCTCAGGCTTAATGGACTTATCTGCTTTCCACGGATTTCTGCCTTGACCCATCAAATACATAGCAGCTCTCATAATCAGGTAATCTTGCATAACCTCGTTATTAGCGTGGGGTAAGTTCTTACCAACATCAGACGGCTTATAAGATGACATATTCTTACCATCGGTATATATCTCATGGGCTGCCAGCTGCATCACCTTTTCATAGAAAGCCTGCCTCAGTTTAAAAGCAGGTGTCGGACCAGTCTTGCTTACCTTGTACCCTTCGGCTTTAACAATCCTGTATATAGGCTCAACAACACATTCATTCTGTATCTTAGCAGCAACCATAGCATTAAAAGGTGCTTTATCTTTAAGGCTTACCAGTTTACCCACTAACGTATCCTGTATATCCTTCTCAAATATCTTCGTACCCTTCCTCATCCGAGCCCGCTCTTCCCACCTTGAAACCCTCTCCTCGCCAACCCAAGCCGCCATGGTATCAAAGGCCCCTGACTTTAAGGCATTACGAGCATCAAAGAACTTTGTGAAAGCAAGAGCCATCCGCAATCTGAAGCTGGCTAACTGAGCTCCCTCAGTAGGGGCATTATCAAGATGTATACGTGGCATCCCTTTGAACTTAGGAAGCCCACCAAGAAAATCTATCAGCTCCTCATCAGTCTTGATCTTCCGTATATTATGCAATACCTGATCTAACGTTTCCTTGACTTCAGCAGGAGCGTTCTTAAGATACGCTGCTTTCTCCCTCGCAAACCAGCTTTCAACAACCTCAGCGTGAGCTGCGAATTTCTTTTGTGCGTTCTCTAACTCCAGAGCCTTCCTAGCCTTAATCCTTATCTTCGCATTTAACCTCTTTGAAGTGTTCGCTACATCAGTCTTTGTGTTCCCTAGGTTCTCCTGTATTTCCAGCCTAGCATCAGGAGGGAGGTTAGCATCCGTAAGACGGTGCATTGCCCTCTCTGTCAGCTGCTGCAGGGACTCCTGTAATGCCTTTATCTCCGCTGACAAAGCTGTTATTTCCTGCTTTAACTTACCTTGTAACCATAGAATCTTCTTATTCTGGATACCAAGTAAGTGCTTAGCAGAGACATATGTTTCTGCCAAAGCCCTAGCCTTCAATGTCCACTTAGCTGACTCTGTCTTAGAGGCTTCTGTTACATCCGTTGGGTTGTCATCCCCTATACCCATATCCCCAGCGATAGTATCCCACTCACTACGTTCATTAAACCCTGTTGAAGGACGGTTTTCCTTATCCTTATCAGTCAGTTCCCATATATTCTTCTTAACAACCATCCCTTCTCCACCGGGTAACCAAATAGCTATATCAGGACTCTCACGCAGTTCTTTTACCACAGGATGGTTAGGACCCAGCTCTGTTACTACATCAGCAAGGTTCTTACCTGTAATATCAATCCCACGATCAGTAAGGAACTTACCAACACGATCCAGTAAGCCCTCTTGCATATCTACTGCTTCCCCTTCAGGAGGCAGATCATTCTCATCTCCTATCTCAGCCTTCTTCTCCTCTACTTCCGCATCGAGCTTCATTTCTGTAACAGCCTGCTCATTGCTTACCGTTGGATCGTCCACCTTCTCCATTGTTTCATCAACGATATCAATGCCAGTATCACGCTTTTCTTCTGTAAGCCGTTCAACCTCCTCTTCTACCACTTCTTCTACTAACCTCGGCTTCATTGGGATATGTATCTGGTCAGCCAAGTCCTTCCTACCTATACGCTCAAGAGCCAGCTTGTTTATAATGTTCTCATCCAACACTCCAGCATCTAACCCCGTAGAGAGGTGAACCCTCTCATGCTCCATGGCAAACTTAAAGAACTCCCGTTGGGATAACCCTTCAGGTATAGCTTGGATTTCCTGATTAGCAAAGAAGCTCTTACCTGCCTTATACAACTTATAATATCTATCCAATGTTCTCTTATGTATATATATCTTATCTCTGCTTCTAGCTATGCCAGATGCCATAAAATGCTTCTTACCATCCCTCTGGACATACATCCTGACACCCTCACCAGCATACTCTATGCCAGTAAACACCCTTACAGGTATCTTACTTATAGCTTCAGCAGCAGCCTTCACACGTGTACGAAGGTTATTAAGCCGTCTTGTAGTTATATCCTTGAGAGGGCTTCTACGCTTTGCAACACCCTCTGGATACTTCTTATCCGCTTGAATGGTTTGAGATAACGCCTCTATCCTTTCCTCAAGTACCAATCTATCATGTATTACACTCGCATCCCCTGTAATCTGTCCTTGCTGCTCTCGGTTCGCTTCTATCGTTTCTAACTCTGCTAGTGCTGCCTCTGCCTCAGCAAGTGTCATCTTGGAAGCTTCCTTGGTAGAATTAAATAAGTCACGACCCTCTGGCAACTTCTCCCTAACAGCTCCCCTAATATTCTCTATCTTCTTCTGTCTCGTAGTTAAAGTACTTACCTCCTCAAATCTAATCCCTTCCTTCTCCGCTACCTTGTAAGCAGCGTTAAACATCTCCCCAGCTTGGGTAGACTCATCTTCTCTCCTGAGAGCCATGTAAGTCATATCTTTAGGAGTCTTACCCTGCTTCTCCAGCTCATGCACAAGCGTACTAAGCTTACTCCATGTATGGGTAAGGCCACTCCATACTTCAATCTCACCCGGAGATTCCTTGGAGTTCTTATTGAACGAACCACCCTCCCATACCACCAAATCCTCTATTTCAGCAGACGTCATAAACTTACCCAACGCTACCTGAATGTCCGTATCACCAACTCCCTGCTCTACAAGGTCATTCACAAAACGCTGAACCTTGTCCTGTACGATTTCAGGTAAGTCAGGATACAAGAGCTTTCGGGTCTGCTCTGTAACCTTGCCATGAACCTTAATAGGGAAAAGGGTTTTCTGTAAGAACTCTTGTGCTTTGGATACCGCTACAACCTTCTTCTCTTCAGGTAGTTCTCGCCACTGGTATGATGTTGGACGTTCTTCACTATCCTCTACCCCTGGCCTATACTCCTCCATCCTATAGGTAGGATCAATATCCTGTTTAACTGCTACATCCTCTATATTAGATACATCTTCTGTTAAGCTTGTTTCTACAGGCTTACCATCCTCAGTAAAGCCCTTCCCTGGCTCATAATCAACCGTAGGCCGCTTATCAAACTCAATCTTCTCATCCGCTACTGTCTCCTCAGCCTTCTTACTCCATTTATCAACAGCCATACTGGTTGCATCTAAAGGAAGTCCCAATATCCCTAACCCTGCCATACCAGCAGCAGAACCCTTACCTGTTTCAATAAGACGATTCTTCCAGACTTCTCTGGTTGGAACAATACTAGGGTCATCCTCCCACATGCCACCCAACGTTTGCATACCTATCTGTATTGCTTCCTGAATCATCTCCTCACTCCACTCACCGCCTACCTGCTTACCATAGTTCTTTAAGAGAGAAACAAGGATACCTTGAGCTTTAGGATTGGTGAGTACCTTACGAGCAAACAACCTCTTAAATGGCTTAGATAGCATATTCAGCTGCATACCTTCAACAACACCTATCCCAAGACCACCAGCAGTAGCTAGAATCTGAGCCTTATCCTTTGCTATACCTGCTTTACGCAGGTCCATATACACGTTACCACCTTCAACCTGTAGGGAATACTCTAGAATGCCCCATCGAGCTCCTACCGCTAGCCCCTGCATACCAGCTGAAGGGACAGTTATTAAATCAGTAGGATCAGGGCCAGGTATACCAAGTACAGATGCCAGCACCCCAGTACCTATGCCTACCTGTAGACCTCTCTTTGCTGCGTGCATACCAGCCTGTATGACAAACGGTAACAACTTCGCAGTCTCACCTGCCAGCTTAGGGATAGGAGATTTCCAAGTTACATCCTCTATCTCTCCTATATCCTCTATCTTCTTGCTTACAGCCTCAGAAGCCTGCTTAAAACCTTCCTCATCTGACATGGTTCCCATTCTCATAGCATTACCATAAGAACCCCTTACGATGGGAAGATACCCAGTCTGATACATCTGAGATAAATATTTCATATCCACAGGCCAGCCAAGAATACCTATATACCTCTTAGGCTCTTCAGGCTTTGTTCCCGGTGGAAAGCTAGAAGGTGGAGCTGGGGGAAGGGTACTTACTCCCCCCTTCTTCTCAGGCATAGATGGTCTAATGTCATCTTCACCTAGTAAATAAGCCATATCATTCTCCTAAAGCAGCTACAATCTGTTCAGTAGAGTACTTATCAACATACTCATTTATAATGTCGTTCACTTCTTTATCCGTACCAGCTTTACCCTTCTCCTTAAGAAGAGCTCTAATTACCTCTCTCTTACTTCGTAAGTAATCATATCGCTGCACTCTATCTAACCTATCTGTCTCTGTTATTAAGAACTTCGTAGGATCAAACCTTTCATCTTTGCCCCCCTTAATAGCAGACATCTCTACCATCCTACGATAAGCAGCACCCTCTCTTACATCAGTATACAGCTGGCTACGGGACTTAGGCCTCTCTCCTACAGCCATTCTACCTTTCTTGATAGCAATCCTACTCTTCTCAGCAGTCGTTTCTCTCTCCTTCTGCTTATATCCTGTAGCACCACTACTGAAAGCCCAAGATGTTCCCGCTGCTTCAATCGAGCCAGGGGTATCTGGAGCAACTGGAGACAGCAACCCTTCAGAGATCATAGTCGGCATAATTTGCATTGTCAGGTTCTGTTTCCTTTTCTCCTTCTCAGCCAGATAGTTAGCATAACCCTTCATACCAGCTGCTATCCCCATCATTGCACCCTCAGCTGGACTCGGACTAATATCATATTCCCTACCTGGTATTTCTTGTATTACTGCTGGATTTATAGGCATTATATCCTCCTTTTATTGTCCCCACGATCCCCATACATTCGGTCCATATTGTCTTATATAACTCGGTACCTGTTCAGTCGCAAACCCCCAAGCATCCCGCACTGCATCCGCAGCTCCACTAAACTGATTATCCCACGCTGAAGTCACTCCCCTTCCAACCTTAGACATCCATGGTGCAGGAGTATAACCAGGTGTTATTTCAGAACTATAAGGAGCAGTTGCAGCTGTACCAGGCATATAGTGTTGACCATAAGGAGGCGTATAACTAGGAGTTTCCTGCATATAAGACTGAGCAGCTACAGGTTGAGCTGGGTATGTTGCCGTTGGTGTCGTTGGTCGCCTGTAAGCACTAACCATACTCGGCAACGCTTGCCCTATAGCAGAAGCCGCTTGCATACCGTAGTTTGGACGTTGTGGTACAGTTCCCCCACCCATAACAACAGCATCAGGACCTTTAGGCATGCCCGCAGATGCCTGAAGCATTTGTCCCTGAGTCTGCATAGACACATCAACACCGAGCTTAGTAAGATATTCATCTATCTCTCGTTCTTTCATTGAATAATCGTAGAGTGCCTTGTTGGTCTGTGCTATAGTAGCTTTAGGACCAACACCCAACGCTGCTCCTGTTCCCCGTATAGTACTTAAGATACCAGGCCCTCTCATACCCTTAGACCCATAATAAGCCTCCCTAACCCCACGCTGCATACCTGCTCTAACTTTGGGTAATGCTGATTCATAATACGCAGGATACTTACCCATCTGGAGTCGTCTCAGGTTATCTGATATAAAATCAGAAGTCAGGCGTAGCCTAGGTTCGGTAAAGGAATATTGAGGTAAAGTAATAACCTGACCACCTCCTGACATGCCTTTACGAGCTTGGCGTGCACTGTACATTCCAGCTCCAGCACTTATACCAGCACCTATTATTGCAGAACCAAGAACTAGACCTGACATAATTTCCTCCTATTCTCACTCATATCCATCAAGCTCCTAAACCTTTTTTCTTCACTCATCTCAATCAGCCTCATAAAAGTATTGTACACCTTGTCCACCTTTTCTTTATCAAAAACACCAAACTCTTTAACATAGTCTCTCTCATATTTCTCTGCATGAATCTGCTTATCTAGCACATCTATATCCATAGTGTTAACATGGTTAGGATGCACAGTAAGCCATATAGCATCCTCATGCACATATACAAACCTCTTCGTCCATGCCGGAGAAAGCATTGGTGCAGGTGCCCTGAACCCTCTTAAGCCCTCCTCCACCAGCATTGTTATCATTCCCTGCGTTAAATAGCTTACATAAGAGTCCCTATGCAACTCTGTAATGAACACTATGCCTCTGGGTACATAGAGTTCTCTCATATAAACCCCTTCAACAAAGGAATGCCTAAGAGGAAAATCCTCAGCATACTTAACATTAGGCAAGGTGGCCATCTTTTCCTCAAGAGCATATATCAATCTCCGATAATCCACGTTCTCCGGAAGTTCTTTCGGAAAAGGAACTATCGTGTGTAAGTCAGACTTTAAGGCTACTTTTTGCATATTCAACCTGTTCCTCTGATGCACCAAAATACGCAGGTACAAGGACAGCAATAATCCTCTTAACCCTCTCACTGTCTACACGTGTACCCCACTTTCTTATCGCACGTAACAACCTACAAGTATCTATCTGATACTGATCCCCAAAAAATATCTGTGAACCACAACAAAGAGGCCTGTTCTCATATATATTACACAACCTCTTCCCTCTATCATATTCGGGGCATACATCGCTATCCACCTTCAAGAAATGCCGTGCTACCATCTCACCTAGCAACTCACAACAAGCCCCGCACTTCTGGCATACAAACTCATTTGGTATGTCCATTGATTCTCCCCAGTGTCTCTATCATCTGGCGATGCTCGTCCCTTGCATACTTCGCTCTTACATCAGCTTCGTTCTCATGCTTCTCAATCTTGCCGGACAGCTTATCCAGCGTTGTTGCTAACTTCTTGACAATGAACATAACCATCCAAGCACATAAAGCAAATATACCAATGCTAAGACCAAGTTCTTTGACTATCTGAATCAACGAAATAACCTCCATACACACCTCCTTACTTACGATGATATAACTCCTGCCGCTCTTAGCGAAGCCAGTAAAGCATTCAACTGTGCCACCACATCACCAGCACCGGTAGCATCTGCAACAGCAGAGCCAGCTACACCCGGTATTGTTACAAGGTTATCTTTCCCTGTCTTATAATATACACGCCTGACTCCCGCATCATCATCATAAATAACCTTCTTACCCAATGGTACGGTAGAAGCTGTAGGCTCCGTAGAAGTATAGACAACACCCTCTGCTTGTTCTGAAATATCATCCAATATCTGCTGCATAATAGGAATGCTAGCATCATCAAACTTGGTTATAGTATTATTCTTAATTAAGGTCATATTAGTATAGGCTCCGCTGTGTATGCTCCCTGGATTTCTTTCAGTTTAAAGCTATACGCATCATTCTTATACACCGTTATGTCTATCTCCCTACCCATCGCATCATCAGGAAAGAACGAATCCCAGTACTTAGGCAAGCTTTGAAGGTCAACAAGGAAGCTACCGCTTGAATTCTCAGTTTCCCAATCAACAGTAAAAGAACCTTGAGTACCTTCATGGCGTGTAGCTATCTTCTTGAATATCTTATCAGCCATAGGCAAATCGAAGTTCCTCACTCCTATCTGATATATGAACTCAACGGTATCCTCCGCATTAACAGCAGCTTGGGTATAAGAAAGCTTAACCACATATCCATCAGTAAAGTATATGCGGGGTATAGCATTGGTCGTATCAGCTGCTGTCAAGTCCACTTTATACTGAATCCATACATCAGCCGTGGATGTAATAGCAGTACCGTTGGGATCAGTCAACGATGCACTCCAAGCCGCAGCTTCACAAGCAGCCTGCGTAGCACCTACCCTTGTATAAAACAAAGCATTATCCGTACCAGTCAAGGTTTCATTCCAATACAGCTTATTAAGACTTTCAGCGTTGACTTCAGCAGAGAGAGATGTCCAAGTCCCAGTACCCTGGTGAGCAAGGATAGCAGCATTGAAATCCTGCATCTTACCGAGTATCTTCTTGGCTATATGCAGAGTACCATAATCAGACTGGTCACCTGTTGCTTTTATTTCGTAGAAATAGAGGTGAGCAAACTGTTGACGATCTCCTTCGTAACTATAAGCATCAGCTTTACAGTAAGCACGAACCCCAGTACAGTTCGCATACCCAGCAGAGTAAGTAAGAGTCTCGGTCGTATCTGTTTGAGTCGAGGTTGTCGTGTCATGTATTGCTGTCCAGTTACCATCATCATCCCTCCACTCTATTTTAAACTCTATACTCCCTGTAGCGTAGTTGCCCATCGGTTGAGCATGAGCTCTCATCTTAACATATATGCTATCCACTGTGCGTGGGGTATCCCATGTATGAGTACTTGTACCCTCTACTGTAGCATTACCATCATGGCTATGATGACACTTAGCATAGTAGTATGTAGCTATATCATTATCTATAACTTCATCCTCGGTATTAAAATAAGTGTTACTACCAGAAGTAGCAGCAAAGCTAGTCTGGTTAGAAGATGAATCGAATCTAACGAAATTTGACTGTGCACTTGTATCACCCCCAGCCTGTGTTGTGGGTCCATTAGATGCAGTCTTCAAGAAGTAATTGTCATATGTAGAGGATACATCTGTCCAGTCATTACCAGGTGCAGCTGTGTTATAATACAAGCAGTAAACATACTGATCCTGCCCATCCCACGTATTCTGCTCCCCAACCTTCTTAATAAATCTAAACTCCACCCAGTTATCCAATGCTTCTCCGACACCCGCCTCTTCCTCCGGAAAATACGACACAGTACCAGTAATACCAGTATAATCAGTATCGGAGTTAATCCTCACATGATACCCATCAGAAACATTCGTATATCCTGCAGGGTTAGAGGATTGATCCCACATTACAATAGCACCATCAGGAAACGTATATTCCGTTGTAGTATTATTCTTTTTAAAGAGACGGTAGTCTATATAATTCAACGCAGTCTCAGAACCACCGCACACGTTAATCCCAGCAGTGGCGGCTATCGCCCCATCATCTATCTTCACAAACATCTCATCAAGTGTAGTAACCTCAGTCCACCCGGTACCTGGTGTAGTAACAGCATCATCCCACAAGACACATATATCATCCGGTATAGCACTAGCCGAAGACACAGAGCCTATCTCTATATATGGAGAAGATTCAGTTCCTCCAACAAAGATATCAGTCTTTGTACCAGCATTACACTCTGTCTTAGTCCTAAGCTGATGAGTAATCTCTGAATGCACAGTCTTATATATATAACCGTTGGCACTATCCCCATAGTACAACTCGCCGTTCTCATCATCGCCTGCTTTAGAAGCAAAACACTCAACGCCAACACTGTCAAAGCTCATAGCCTTACGCTTGAAGTTATATCGCATTACCCTATCATGCTGCTGTGCACCTGCAGTAGCATCAGTATAAGCCGCCATGAAGATACCCTTTGGATCATAGTACCCAACAGTACCCAGAAAATCACCACTCAGGATATCATTGGTATCAAACTCATCTATGATAGGAAGAGAAGTAGCCCCGTTGAAGACATACCAGTGATCCCACCCAAGGTATATAATCCCATAAGGAGACTGCTGTATAGTCCATTCAGCAGGACACCCTGCATGAACTATAGGATCATCAGCATACCATGTAGTAGGGTCAGTACCAGATACAGGAGATGTGATATGAAGCTTGCGTATAGAATTCTTCTTTATACAACACATCATACCAAGCTGTAATGGTATCCCCATTATCTCATCATTATCATCAGGTTCTATATCCATATAATCAAGATTAGTAGTCTGTTGTATATAATGGGGAAGATAAGGGTTACTATAATATATTCTATTAGGATTAGATGGATCTCTTGTGATAAAAAGCCTCTCACGATGGGTCTTAAGTTCCGTACCCAGCGGTACATCATCAGTTACTCCACCCATAGTCGCACCCAAAGAAGCATCTGCCGTACTATCTGTATATACAGTCGTTGTATTATCAGCTATGGTAGTCAGCAACTTATAAGTAGAGCCATCACCTTCAGTACGGTATATCTTCCTATTAGCAGTACCAGCAGGGCCAAGAGGTATCTCGGTAAGTTCTATCTTCTTATTCACAGCTGTGGTTGCTATCGTATTGCTTACAGCCCCACATATATACGCATCAGCATCTATGGTAACCTGGTATTTATAATCGGCACTGGCATCAAGAGAACCACCTGAAGCAGCTAAGCCCTTACAGCTACCCATTTCCCATGTCACATTATCACTAGCCCCATCATATATCCATATGTTATCATATCCATTACTGACATATAATAAGTCTTTATAAGTAACAAACGTACACTTCTTGCCGGATGTAAGACCTGTCCGTATTGATGTAAACGTACCGGCAGAGTCATCACCCACATACGCAGTAGTATCATGTATGACTATCCACTTCTTAACACCACCTGACGTATAGTATCTATACGCTGATAACGCAGCACCACTCCCAAGAGTAGTACTGTTAAAATAAGACAAGCGTTCCCTCTTAGTCACGCTTCCCGGTTCCTCATCAAAGCGTACGTTCTGAGCCTTCTTAACATACTTCTGTCCCATCTCAAGAGGGTCTATCTTATTGTTCATGCCCGGAAGAGGCTTATAGTAAAATTGTTTTATCTCGCTTGTTAGACTCATACGTTTCTATACCCTTTCATTATGATATCTTCATCTTCCTTCTCACGCTTGCTTTCAGAAAGATAGCTAGTTATCTTTCTGTAATAAGTTTGCCAAGCATTGTTAGCTCTCACTATAGAAGATTTATCCCCACTGCTCATTGATTCCAACGCCACAGCAGTAACATAATCCACCATAGCAAAGTGCAAAGTCGTAGGCAATGTAGGAGTAGACGTATCAGCAGTAAGAGCTGTGAAGGTCTGAGCATAGTAAACCTTCAAATAATCAGCACCCTGGTTATCAGAGTTGGCTTTGGGATACAGGCCAAGAAGATCCAGCTGTATATCATACCAATATTCATCAGGTACAGCTGCATCGGTACTCATCCAACCATCATGCAACACATCAAGCTCTGTTCTTGTAGTAGGTGTGAGTTTCTTCCACGTGGAACCATCCATATAGAGATATACTTCTGTAATAGCAAGAACATCATCCGCTATATCTGTAGATATAGTATACTCTGCGTTAGCAGTAGTAGTAGCTGTGGTGGATGTACGCAAGCACTTAGTCTTATATGCCAGGTCATCCCCCGCATCATTGATCCAGCTATCCAAGTCAGTGTTCTGGATACGCCTGCTTGCCAGGTCCTGTATCTTACTACGCACTAAGTTTCTTATTTCCCGCCTAGTCATCGCCTGGCTCCTTTCCCAATATCAATCTCGGTAGCTTCTCTGTGGTCCTTATCAAGTATACGAGCACCAAGATAACGCTTAATGTTAGCTTCATACTGCTGCCAAGCGTTGTTAGCCTTGTCCCCATAACCTCTTGATTCGTAACCCAACGCTACCACATAATGAACCATACCAAGATGGAGATACTCAGCAAGAGCAGGAGTAGCACTGTCAGCAGAAAGATCGGTAAACTCCTTAGCATAATACACTTTAGACTGGAGGATAGAAGCTATGGTAAACTGACTACCTGCTGCCTCTGCTGTAAGAGTATCCGCGGCTATAAGTGTAATAGTCCCCGCTGTAACACTGGCTATGGTATATGTACCGTTGTTATTCACCGTACCTGTCACCGTAATAGTCTGTCCAGCCACAAACTCCTCTGTAACAAACCCATTCCCACTGTCAGTAATAGTATCAGGGTCACTATCCACAAAGGCTATGGTTGCTGCAGTAATACTTGGAGAAGCTCCGGGAGGTACATACAACCCAACAGTATCTTCCTCTAAATCGTAGAACCCAATGCTAGGAGTACCAGAATCCTCGCTTTGCCAATCAGGATAACGGGTGCTTAACTCCTGCTTAGACATAAGATCCATTTTAGTCCATGTCGCAGCATCCACCTTGAACCATATCTCAAGGATACTTAAGACATTAGTCGCTACGCTTGTAGATAAGACATACTCTATCTGATCCTCTACCGTATTAAACGTAACATCATCCCTAAGACTAAGTGTCCTAAACGCTATCTGATACCCTGCATCGTTTATCCAGGTATTAAGCTGTGCATCAGTCCAGAAGGACGCTGTGGTTTCACCCAGTCTTTTTCTCGCTAGGTCCCTTATCTCCTGCCTTGTCATTAGGTGCC